GGGGCACAAGGATTAGTTGGTCCTGCAGCACCAGATGCACCTAAAGCAGCTATATTTCCACCAGCAGTAGCTCCTCCTCCCTATGTTCCACCAACAGTTGTTTTAACCCCAGAACAAGCAAGAGCAGATGCTATATTTATGGCGCAAGATGTTGCGTTATTTATGCAAAAACCTGATGCTGTAAAAGATGCTGCAAGAGCGCAACAAGAAATTACTGATGCTCTTGGAGGAATTGTAGCACCAATGGCTGTAGTTGTTTAGATTATAGTAAATAATTTATATTTATAATTTATTTACTAAAAAAAATTATGTTAAGCTTGTGAAATAAAATATTTATTAATATCTTCTTGTTTTCTAAAATAGTCATCTTGAATTGAATTAATCCAAACTGAAGGTTGTGTAAACATAGTTTTAAATATTTCTGATACATAAATTGGTTGTGTTTCTTCTTCTTCAAGTGTTCTTGGTATATATTTATAAATAATTTGTGGCTCACAATTTCCAATTATATTATTTGAAGTATAATATATAACTATTAATATTATACCCATTATTAATATTATAAAAAAAAAACCTCTTAATATGTCCATATATAATATTAATATATTATATATTAGAATTTTATTTATTATGTAATTGATTATAAATTTGACTTATAGTCTCCATTTTTTGTTCTAATTCTTTTAATGTTGATTTACTAGATTCTAAATTATTAGTAATTTCTACTTTTTGTTGTCTTACTTCATTTAATTCTGATTCCTCTTTTGATAATTTTTTATATGATTCAATCTTGTCTAATTGCTCTTCTAAAGTTACACCTTCTTCTAATACAACTCTTTCTGTATTTAATTTAATAGGTTCAGGCATTTTAAAACTATCTAATTGTCCTGTTCCTAATCCTGTAATTTCTGGTGCATCATGCTTTCCTGTCACAACATTAGCACCTTGTAACAAACCTTCTTTTCTCTCTGCTTCTGCTTTTTCTTCTTCAGTTAATGAATCTTTGTATGCTTTCATATATTGATTTAATTCTTGTTCTCTATATACTTGATTATCTACATTATTATCAGCAGTATCAACATTAAATGGTAACCATTTACCAACCTCGCCAACAAAAACATGATGATATTTATCAATTTTTTGTAGATATTTTGCTCTTTCATCAGCTTCTTCATATGTTTTATAAACACCTCTTACCTTCAAACCAAGAATTTTTTGATTTTTATATTGTTCTCGTTTATCTTCAGGAAAAGAAAGTGGAGTTAAAAAGGAAAGACAAACAAAATTTTGTCCCTTAATTAATTTATCTTCATCTAAATAATCTTCTTGCAGGTTACTCATATTTTTCTATTATAATAATAAAAATAAATTTAATTTTAAATAGATTTTTTGAAAAATAAGTTATTTTGATATAATTATATTACACATAGGAAAATTACAATCTAATATGTAAAATAAGATGGTATTGAAAGTTATAATAAATAATACTTTTTCAGTTGTAGATAAATTAGTATTTAAGATACTAGATATAAAAAAATAGTTTAAAATTATATTTAAAAATAATTTAATTGTTTTATATAAAACAAAATAATTATTATCTATATCAATATTTAAAGAATTATTATCCATATATATTATTATAATAAAATTAAAAATATATTTATAAAAAATATATTTTTAAATATTATATACTGGGATAAAATTCCCATTTAACATCTCTACATATTTTTTTCCATATTTCATCCTGTGACCTTAACTTTGATCTACTTTTTAAAAGAGGAAAACATTTAATATAATCATCCAATTCTAATAATTGACAAAATTTATGTAGAACATAAGAATAACTCAAAAAATTAATTCTTGTTTTAGGACAATATTTTTCAAATGGCTCTTGTATTAAATCAAACATTTTTTTAAATTCATTTTCAATATCTCTACTTATTGTAGGAGCAGGTTTATTAGTAATTTTTGATTTAATATAAGGAATATGTTCGTAATAATCATTTAGTTTTAATTTTTTTAATATTGATTTAAATTGTGTTAATGATACTTTATCTATTTTTGTAACTCTCATTTTTTTTAATTCATTAACAATTAATTCAATAATCTCATTATTTATTTCTGTTGATTCTTTCGCTTGAAATTGACTTAACCCTTTTTGGACTATACCTTAAGCTCATTTTTTTATTTCTAAAAATAAAAAAAAATGAACCCACATCCATCTAGTCTCTGAACCTTTTTCAATATATAAATATTGAAACTTGGATGCGGATTGTCATGTTTTCCTAATCTTTTTACCTTTGGGGATGGCAATTAACCATGTTCCTCTTAATAATCACTAATTAAGAGTGGTAATTAGGAATTTTTATTTTCCCGCAATTTGAATGTGTTGCATCATAATTTATTATAATACTAGCATAAACTTTTTACCATATAATGGAATTTATGCTCTTACGAGCAGTTAAGAATATAAATAATATCCACTCGCAAAAATGATTTTTTCTTTTGTATGGAAATGTTGGTTTTTCTATCATAGGATCTTTATAATTTGATATTTCATTTTCAATAATACACCTTTCTACATCACCACAATTAATACATGCATATATACCTTCTGAATATATTAACATTTTATCTATATTACAATTTATACAAACTTTATTATTTTTCTTTTGACTATAATATCCTTCTAATAAAGTTTTATAATCTTCATATAATGAAGCTCTATCTATTTTAAGTTTTTTATTATTATTTTCTTTTTCAATATCATGATTATCTAAAATATTCTTTTCTACTTTTTCAGTTTTAATATATTCGTTATCATAATTTTTTATTTCAGATTTATCTTTTGTTGAATCTAAATAATCAAAAATATTATTATTTTCTTTTACTAATGATTCAATATTTTTAATTCTTTTTCTTGTAATTTTTTTTTCTTTCCTCTTTAATTTTGATAGATAATTTAACATTTCTAATTTATCAATCTTATCTTTCCCAAATATATCATTTACTGTTATATCTTTAAAAAAACTATTATCATCATCTTTATTATTTTCATCATCATTATTATTTTCTTTTTTATTATTTTCATAAACATCTGGTTCATTATTTGATTGATTTATGTTTTCTTTTGTTAATTCTTCTTTAGGGATAATAGAATTACCATCAATTATATCATAATAATTAAATAAAATTTCATATGTCCTACTATAATAATCTAATTCTTTTTCATAATTTTTTATTTCATTTATTTCAGTTTCTAAATTATCTATTTCAGTTAATATTTGAGATTTATTATTTGTAAAATTTTCATTTTCAATATTAATATTTATATCATCAAGTTTTTTTTTTAATTTTTCTAATTTTACCTCTTTTTTTGGTAAATTTTCTTGTTTTTTAATCATATCTTCACTTATCTTAGAATGAGAACTATCTAATGTGCTGATGTTTGTAAGATATTTGATTTTATCAGGTTTAAATTTAAACTGATAACTATTCATATATAATTATTTTATTCTAAGTTCTTTAAATTTAATTTTTTTATATTTTATTTAAATAATTATTAAAAATTAAAATTTTTATCATATTTCGTTCTCTTTGTTATTTTTGCTATTTTATAAATATATTAAATATATAAAGCATTTTTAATTTTTTTTATTTTTTTTTTTCTAAATCTATAATATATAATAACACATGGGTGGTGGTTTAATGCAATTAGTAGCTTACGGTGCTCAAGATGTTTATCTTACCGGAAATCCTCAAATTACTTTCTTTAAAGTCGTATACAGAAGATACACTAACTTTGCTATAGAAACTGTTGAACTTACTCTTAACGGAACTGCTGATTTTGGCAAGAGAGTCACAGTCACTATCACTAGAAATGGTGATCTTGTAACCAAAATGTATTTAAGAGTTGAATTAGCACAAGTAACTATGAACAATGTTCCTCAATCTGAACTTGAAAGAAGCAAATATTTATTCGCTTGGGTCAGAGAAGTAGGAAACTTCCTCATTGATAATATTCAATTCGAAATTGGTGGTTCTCAAATTGATAAACACTGGGGTCACTGGATGAGCACTTGGCATGATCTTACCAAGGATGTTAATACTGAACCTGCTTATAATGCTCTTGTTGGAAATGTTGATGAACTTACCTTACTCAGATCTCCTGATGCACAAGGAAACTTTACTCAAAACTACATTTTATTCGTTCCTCTTGTCTTCTGGTGCAATACTAACACCGGTTTAGCTCTTCCTTTAATCGCTCTTCAATACCACGAAGTCAGATTATGGATAGAAATTAACCCCTTCCAAGAATTAATCTGCTATTCTAATAACCTTTCCTTATCTAGACTTGGAAACGGTATCGGTGTTATGGCTGATATGTCTTTACTCGTTGATTATGTATATATTGATACTGAAGAAAGACGAAGATTCGCTCAAGTTGGACATGAATATCTTATCAACCAATTACAATTCACTGGTGTTGAATCTGTAAATAATAACCCTCTAAGAGTTAAACTCGGCTTTAATCACCCAACTAAGGAACTTATCTGGGATATCAAATCTGGTGATTACATCTCTGGAAACTCTCCCTTCCTTTGCTATTCTAACAGTGATGATTGGGCTCTCGCTCTTCAATATGCAGCAAACAATGTTATTAGTGGTTCAGTCACTGTTGGTGATACTTCAGCTATCCCTGTTCCTACTCCTAACGCCTCCCCAGAAGTTAATATCTCATCCGTTCTCTATGACAACTGGAATACTGTCAATCCTGTAAATACTAACACTACTAACTCATCCAAATATTCCGTATTTACTTATGTTGCCGGTCAAGGTGTCGATGATAGCCAACCTCCTAGTGTATATGCTAAACAATTATACACTCAAGCTAATGGTCCTTCTGCTGATACTACTAATGTCAACTTCAAATTCAGACGTGATGTTCTTACTAACCCTCAAAAACCAAGCTACAACCTCGGTGACTATGTTACCAAGTTTGTTGTTCTTGTCTATTATAATGTTATCTCCGCTGATGGCACAGGCAAACTTGGCACTTTAACTTACTCAGTTAAGGCTGTAGAACAAGATATCACTGTTAGAGATGTTTCAGTTCCCGTCGCAAGCTGGACTGATAACAGATACTCTGCTTCCAGTGGCCAAAACGGATCAA